CCCACCCCCCTCATATATAGGAACACCCCCCGGTAGGAGTCCCAACCTCCTTGCACAAAAACAAATTATTGTGTATAACTCGATACGAACGGTTAATAACCTGCGGAAACAGTATGACTTTAGTGCTCGAACCAGATATTGGTGTGCCATATTCGGATGACATTCCGTACATGGACTTGCGTGCACGCGCTGAGGCGGCGTGTAATACTGCGGCTATGCTCAAAGAGCATGGTTTAGACGTAGAACCTACCAGTGAAGACGAAGACATCGCGGCAAAATTAGCCTTGGCCTACGCAGATAACCCCGAAAAGACCTCTAAGAAGGTGTCCGCTAAGCGAGCATCGACGTTACCCCCTGCTACACTCATGATGACGCACAATATTTTGACCCAATTCGGTCATTCGGTCGTAGAAAGCGCCGTACAAGTCCGACATTTGGTTACAAACAAGCTCATTGAAGAGACTGAGAACCCCGACCCCCGCGTTCGTATCCGTGCGTTGGAGCTTTTGGGTAAGATTTCAGACGTTGGACTGTTTACAGACAAGACTGAAGTCACAATTACCCACAAAACCACCGACGAACTGCGTGAAAGCCTACGTGCTAAGCTGTCAAGGCTCGTAAATCCAGAGGAAGACGTGGTAGATGCAGAGTTTGTGGACGCGGAAACGATAGATGTCGATGCAGAACTCGGGATCGGAGAAGAATCCGATGACTGAAATGGCCTTAGACTTTTCTGATGCCGAAATTCAGCAGATGTTGGACAACCTTGACCATTTTTCTCCTGACGAAGTAGCCGAACTAGAGAAATTAGCGGGGGAACTAACCACCCGCAAAGACAATACCGCTGCTTACAACGACTTGATAGCATTCTGTAAGCTGATGATGCCCGATTTTATAGTTGGTAAGCACCACAGGATGCTTGCGGACATGCTCATGGCGATTGAGCGTGGTGACAAAGACCGTATTTGCGTCAATATCCCCCCGCGCCACGGCAAATCTCAGCTTGTTTCGATCTTCTTTCCAGCGTGGTTCTTGGGTCGCAATCCTGACAAAAAAGTCATGATGGTGTCTCACACTACTGACCTCGCTGTGGATTTTGGACGTAAGGTACGTAACTTAATTGCTACGGATCAGTACAAAAGTGTATTTCCCACCACATTATTAGCACAGGATAGTAAGTCAGCAGGTAGATGGAACACCAACGTTGGCGGTGAATACTACGCGTGTGGTATTGGTTCTGCTCTGGCTGGGCGTGGCGCTGACTTATTGTTGGTGGACGATCCACATTCTGAGCAAGATGTAATTAACGGGAACTTTGAGGTGTTTGAGAAAGCCTATGAGTGGTTCACCTTTGGTGCTCGTACTCGTCTCATGCCGGGAGGTCGCGTAGCCATAATCCAGACGCGTTGGCACATGGATGACCTGACAGGTCGAGTGACAAACGACATGTCTAAGAATGCTCGTGCTGACCAGTATGAGGTGGTGGAGTTTCCCGCCATATTAGAAGTGAAAAACAAAAAGACCGACCGCTACGTGGAGAAACCTCTGTGGCCTGAGTTCTTTGACCTTGAGGCGTTACTCCGAACCAAGGCATCTATGCCGACGTTCCAGTGGAATGCCCAGTATCAACAGCAACCCACCGCAGAAGAGGCGTCGATCATCAAACGTGAGTGGTGGAACCTGTGGGAACAAGACAGTCCGCCCTCGTGTGAGTACATCATCATGTCACTGGACGCGGCGGCAGAGACACACAACCGTGCGGACTATACGGCACTCACTACGTGGGGCGTATTTTTCAACGAAGAGGTAAACGCGTACAATATCATTTTGCTTAATAGCATAAAAAAACGTATGGAGTTCCCAGAACTGAAACAACTCGCTATGGAAGAGTACGACGAGTGGGACCCTGACGCGTTTATTGTAGAGAAGAAGTCTGCGGGTACGGCCCTGTATCAAGAGATGCGGCGTATGGGGCTACCTGTTTCTGAGTACACCCCACACCGAGGGTCAGGTGACAAGTTAGCACGCCTAAACTCGGTAGCAGATATTGTCGCATCGGAACTTGTGTGGGTACCTCCTACCAGATGGGCAGAAGAAGTGATAGAAGAGATTGCCGGATTCCCTTTTATGAGTCATGATGACTTAGTGGACTCAACGGTGATGGCGCTTATGCGATTTAGGCAAGGGGGCTTTATTAGGTTGCCCACGGATGAACCGGAAGAAACACAATACTTTAAGCAACGACGCGGCGGGTATTATTGAGAGGTTAGAAAATGGCTATAGAAAAAGGTGTTTACTCTGCCCCGCAGGGTCTTGACGAAGAAGCGCCAGAACTTGAAGGTGCAGAGGAGCTAGAGATCGAGATCGTTGATCCCGAGGCTGTCACGCTAAGTGATGGGTCTATGGAGATTACGATCATACCTGATCCAGAGATTTCTGACTTTACCGAATTTGGTATGAACCTCGCCGAAGTTTTGGACGACGGACACTTACGAGAGATTTCTGACGATCTGTCTGGCCTCATTGAGTCAGATATTGACGGTCGTAAAGAGTGGGCTGACACCTTTGTAAAGGGTCTGGATGTGTTGGGCTTCAAGTATGAAGAGCGCACAGACCCGTGGGAGGGCGCGTGTGGCGTCTATTCCACTGTATTGGCAGAAGCCGCGATACGTTTCCAAGCGGAAACAATGTCCGAGACTTTCCCCGCCGCTGGCCCTGTAAAGGTCAAAATCCTTGGCGAAGATACCAAGGAGAAGATCGAGGCTGCTGAGCGTGTTAAAGCGGACATGAACTACGAGTTGACTGATCGTATGGTGGAGTATCGCCCAGAGCATGAGCGCCTGCTATACAGTCTAGGACTCGCTGGGAGCGCGTTTAAGAAGGTTTACTACGACCCTAATGCAGGGCGTCAGGTAGCTATCTATATCCCAGCAGAAGACGTTATCGTGCCCTACGGCGCGAGTCACATCGAGACAGCAGAACGTGTCACACACGTAATGCGTAAGACAAAGAACGAATTACGGAAGTTGCAGGCAGCGGGCTTTTACAGAGATGTAGAGCTTGGTGAACCACAGCCTTACCACTCAGACATCGAGGAACGTAAAGCAGAAGAAGGCGGGTTCTCGCTCACCGACGACAATCGTTACGCCCTGTACGAAGTCCACGCGGACCTTGTTATTGAAGGCGTTGACGATTCAGAAGAGGATATTGCCAAGCCCTACGTGGTTACTATTGAGCGTGGCTCTGGTGAAATCCTCTCTATCCGCCGTAACTGGAACGAAGAAGACGACCTGTACCTGAAGCGTCAGCACTTCGTACACTATGTATACGTGCCGGGATTTGGCTTTTACGGGCTTGGCCTCATACACATCATTGGTGGGTATGCACGGGCAGGCACATCCTTGATACGACAGCTTGTTGATGCTGGAACCTTGTCGAACCTCCCCGGCGGTTTGAAGTCCAGAGGACTCCGTATCAAGGGTGATGATACGCCGATTGAACCCGGCGAGTGGAAGGACGTCGATGTACCTAGCGGGTCGATCCGCGACAACATCATGCCGCTTCCCTACAAAGAACCTAGCCAGACCCTTCTCGCCTTACTGAATCAAATAACGAACGAAGGACGTAGGCTAGGCGCTATTTCAGACATGAACATCTCAGATATGTCTGCTAACGCGCCTGTAGGTACAACGCTGGCGCTCCTAGAGCGTACGTTGAAGCCTATGGCTGCGGTACAAGCCCGTGTCCATTACGCCATGAAACAAGAGTTTAAGATGCTCAAGGAGATCATGGCGGAGTATGCTCCCGAAGATTACGGCTACGAGCCGCATCGGGGTGAGGTCAGCGCACGTCAGTTAGATTACGCGATGGTGGATGTGATTCCCGTCAGTGATCCTAACTCTTCTACGATGGCGCAGCGTGTTGTGCAGTATCAAGCCGTGCTCCAAATGGCACAGTCTGCTCCACAAATATACGACTTGCCGCAGTTACACAGACAAATGATCGAAGTGTTGGGCGTGAAGAACGCAGACAAACTTGTTCCCACAAGAGAGGATGCGAAGCCTACCGATCCTGTCAGCGAGAACATGGACGCACTTGTTGGCAAGCCAATGCGAGCGTTTATCTATCAGGACCACGAAGCGCATATTGCGGCTCACACGTCGTTTATGCAGGACCCTCAGATCGCACAGATGATCGGACAAAACCCACAAGCACAGCAGATCATGGCGTCACTACAAGCGCACATCGCCGAGCACCTTGGGTTCCAGTACCGTCAGCAGATCGAAGACAAGTTGGGCGCACCACTCCCACCACCCGGAGAAGAGCTACCAGAGCAGATCGAAGTGGATTTGTCGCGGTTGGTTGCAGAGGCGGGCGCACAGGTTATGCAGGGCCATCAGCAGGAAGCAGCGCAGAAGCAAGCGCAGCAACAGCAACAAGACCCAGTGTTCCAGCAGAAGCAAGCAGAGTTGCAACTCAAAGGGCAAGAAGTACAACGCAAGGCCGCGAAAGATCAGCAGGAAGCACAGATCAAGCAGGCCGAATTGCAGCTTAAAGCCCAGAAGAACCAAGTTGATGCGATGCTAGACGCAGAGAAGCTGAAACTGGATCAGAAGGAACTTGAATTAGACGCTCAAAAAGAGGGTGTTCGTGTGGCGGCAAGCCGTCGCAAGGACAACAACAAACTCGATTTAGAGCTTGCGAAAATGATGACAGACAAGCCGAAACGAGGTGAGTAATGGCTAAAACCGTCTTTGACGTGCTAAATGATCGTATCGACGAGCAAGTCTCGTCTGCAAAGGACTTTCTAAGCGCAGGGTCTGCTAAAGACTATGCGAACTATAGAGAGATTGTCGGCTTAATTCGGGGTCTCGAAGCTGGCAAACAACACATTGAAGACCTCTCGCGTAACTATATGGAAGATGACCATGACTAAATCTCAGACATTAGAATTGCCTGATGCACTACAGCAGAAGCTAGACGCCGAAGCTGCAAACGCTGAACCAATCCAGCGTGAAATCTCCGAAGCTGACTGGGAAGCACAGCTACCCAAACCTGTCGGATACCGTGTCCTTATTGCTCTACCTGACGTGGAAGAATACTACCAAGGTAGCACCCTGCTTAAAACGACTGATGCAATGCACCGCGAGTACATTACGTCGATCATGGGTGTAGTCATTGACATGGGTGCAGACGCATACAGTGATAAAGACAGGTTCCCTGAAGGCCCTTGGTGTAAAGAGGGCGATTACGTGATGTTTCGTATGAATACGGGCACACGCTTCAAGGTTAATGGTAAAGAGTTTCGTTTGATGAACGACGATTCTGTTGAAGCCGTAATCCCTGATCCCCGTGGGATCATGGCAGTATAGGAGATAAAATATGCCATTTCAAAAAGTAGAATTTGAGTTCCCCGATGGGGAGAAAGAAAAGGAGGACGTCATCATAGACGTCGAACCGTCCAGTGCGGAAGAGGTTGATATAGGTGGTAGAAAAGCTAAAGCAAAAGCTAAGAAAGCTGAAGCTGTCGTTGAAAGTGAAGTGGATAACGATGACGACGGACTTGAGATTGAAGTGGTTGATGACACGCCCAAAGCGGATCGTAATCGCAAACCATCTGACCCACCCGAAGACGTTACTGATGAAGAGTTGGAAGACTATTCGGAGAAAGTCCGAAAGCGTATCCAACACTTTAGTAAGGGCTACCACGATGAACGTAGGGCTAAAGAAGCGGCTCAACGAGAGCGTGAAGAGTTGGAAAGACTCTCTCAACAACTTGTGGAAGAGAATAAAAAACTCAAAGCCAACGTAAACAAAAATCAGTCAGCGCTGCTTGAGCAAGCTAAGAAAAGTGCGGTGTCTGAACTAGAATCCGCTAAAAAGCAGTATAAAGACGCGTATGAAGCTGGTGACTCAGATGGCGTCCTTGCTGCACAAGAAAACCTAACGAACGCTAAGATTAAGTCCGATAGGTTAAATAATTTCAAGTTACCAGCTTTACAGGAGGATGAAACTCCTGCTAAGGTTGCAACAGAACTCGCTCCAGAGCCTGTTCAAATTGACGAAAGGGCATCAGCTTGGCAAGAAGCTAACCCTTGGTTCAATCAGGATGTTGAGATGACAAGTTATGCTCTGGGGTTGCACAATAAACTTGTCAACGAGGGCGTAAGCCCTCAAAGTGATGACTACTACGAGCGAATTGACTCTCGTATGCGACAGTTATTCCCCGAGAACTTCGAGGATGAACCGGAGGTAGAACGGAAACAGAAGAGAAAGTCCAATGTGGTTGCACCCGCTACGCGGAGCACAGCACCTAAGAAAATTAGGTTAACGCAGACACAACTGACTTTATCAAAACGTTTAGGTCTTACCCCAGAACAGTACGCCAAACAGGTTGCATTAGATATGAGGAAAGAAAATGGCTGAAAATCGTATAAATCGAGAACACGAATCTCGTGAAAAAACGACCCGTAAAAAGGCTTGGCAGCGTCCAGAGGTGTTACCCGCACCGAATCCCGAGCCGGGTTATGAATTTCGTTGGATCAGAGTGAGTTCGTTGGGTACCGTTGATGCCACGAATGTTTCCTCCAAACTGCGCGAAGGTTGGGAGCCTGTAAAGGCAACAGACCATCCAGAAATTACGCTTGTTACTATCGAAAACGATAGATTCAAAGACAACGTAGTGATTGGTGGCCTATTGTTGTGTAAAGCTCCAGAAGAACTCGTCGAAGAACGTAATGACTACTATGGTCAACAAGCACGTTCTCAGATGCAGTCCGTTGACAACAACTTGATGCGCGAGAACGACCCTCGTATGCCCTTGTTTAACGACAGGAAATCGAAGGTTACATTTGGTAACGGAACTTAAATAGGAGCTTAAAATGGCTTATCCTACTGTAAGCGGGCCTTACGGCCTAGTTCCGGTGAAACTGTTGAGCGGCTCTCCTTTCGTGGGTGTAACTCGTCACATGCCTATTGCTAGTGGCTATGCTACCTCCATTTTTTACGGAGACGCTGTTAAACTTGTCACCGGAGGCACTATTGAACGTGATACGTTCGATGCTGCCATGACACCTATTGGTGTCTTCCTCGGTTGCACATACACCGACCCTAACCTTGGTTACAAGGTATGGCGTCAGTCGTATCCTGCAAGCACCGCCGCATCTGACATTGAAGCATTTATTGCAGATGGTACCGATATTCTGTTCAAGGCCGCTGTTGTATCTTCTGGTACAACTATTGGTGATCTTGCTCAGACTGATGTTGGTGCAAACGTCGCGGGTGTAGACAACACTGGTGATTCCACTTCGGGTAACTCTCGTTGTGCGATCTCTGACACGTCTGCAACCACTAATACTCTTCCATTCCGTATTGTCGGGTTGGTCGAGGAAACCAAGAACAGCTCGGGTGGTTATACCGAAGCCTACGTTAAATGGAACGCAGGCCATCAGTATAGCAACACGACTGGCGTATAAGGAGGAGTAGACAATGGCTATTTCACGCGCCCAGTTACTTAAAGAACTCCTGCCCGGCCTGAACGCTTTGTTCGGAATGGAGTACGCAAAATACGGTGAAGAGCACGCCGAAATTTATGAAACAGAATCTTCAGATCGCTCATTTGAAGAGGAAACCAAGCTATCCGGCTTCTCAGCAGCACCTGTTAAAGATGAAGGTGCCGCGATTGAGTATGACAATGCTCAAGAAGCATGGACTGCACGCTACACGCACGAGACCGTGGCGATGGGCTTCGCTATTACTGAGGAAGCTATCGAAGATAACTTGTATGACTCACTGTCTGCTCGTTACACCAAGGCTCTCGCTCGCGCTATGGCGTACACCAAGCAAGTCAAAGGCGCATCTGTGTTGAACAACGCATTTGCTTCTGGCACGACTTACGGTGACGGTAAAGCACTTTGTGCGACCGACCACCCATTGGTGTCTGGCGGGTCTAACTCAAACCGCCCAACCGTTGCTGCTGACCTTAACGAGACTTCTCTTGAAGCCGCCGTTATTCAGATTGCAGGTTGGACGGATGAGCGTGGTCTGCTGATTGCAGCTAAGCCTCGTAAGTTGGTAATTCCACCCAATCTTCAGTTTGTTGCAACTCGTTTGCTCGAAACCGAAGGTCGTGTTGGAACTGCGGATAATGACCTGAACGCGATTCGCAACAATGGTTCTATCCCAGAAGGTTACACTGTTAACCACTATCTGACTGACACAGACGCTTGGTTCCTTATGACTGACGTTCCTAACGGTCTAAAGCACTTTGTTCGTACCCCAATGAGCACCTCTATGGATGCTGATTTCGATACAGGCAACAGTCGCTATAAAGCCCGTGAGCGTTACTCATTTGGTGTAAGTGACCCATTAGGTATCTTCGGTTCGCCGGGTGCTTAATTAACGGAGGGGGCAATTTATTTGCCCCCTTTTGTTTTATGTGTTATAAGAAGTTAATCCCTGACAGTTTCGTGGTGAAACTGACACTAGCCGAGACAGGAGATTCGCATGGCTAATACTACGTTCCAAGGTCCAGTCCGTTCCGAGAATGGTTTTAAGGACATTTCAAAAGCTGCCGGTACTGGCACAGTAACCGAGAACATCTCGATTGCTCACGACGGTACGAACAGCGTAATCATCTTCAAAGATTTACCAACCTCTGATCCTTCTGTTGCAGGTCAACTGTATAGCAACTCAGGTGTTCTAACAGTATCTGCTGGATAAGGAGGTAGCCCATGTCCTCTGATGTATTAACGAAACGGGTGACTGGTACGGGGTCGTTGGCTGTAGGGCCAGCGCGTGTTCGTCAGCTACAGGTTCTTACTGGTGCAGGAGCGGGGCGTCTGACTATTACTAACGGTAATGGCGGTGCCACAGTGCTGGATATTGATTTTCTAGCATCCGATTCACACTCAGTTAACATTCCTGATGACGGTATCCGTTGTTCTTCAGACGTTTACGTGTCTACGGCGACGAATATCACCGCCATGACCTTCTTCTATAGTTAGAGGAGTGGACTATGAGAGCTTACTATAAAAAAGGCGGCTCCGTAAAAACTCCTGCGTGGACACGCAAGGAAGGTAAGAGCGAGTCTGGTGGTCTTAATAAGAAAGGTGTTGCGAGTTATCGTCGGGCAAATCCCGGCAGTAAGCTCAAGACAGCGGTTACTACTAAGCCCAGCAAACTCAAAAAAGGCTCTAAGGCGGCGAAGCGTCGTAAGTCGTTTTGCGCTCGCATGAAAGGTATGAAGAAGCGCAATACTAGCTCGAAGACAGCTAACGATCCGAACAGCCGCATTAACAAGAGTCTGCGTAAATGGAATTGTTGATATGGCAATTACTCGTTCGCAGATGGGTTCTCAATTAAGAGGTGACAGGATGCCCGCTAAATCTAAGAAACAGCAACGATTTATGGCAGCAGTAGCAAACAACCCCGAGTTCGCTGAAGAAGTAGGGGTTCCTAAGAAAGTAGGAGAGAAGTTCATGAAGATGAAGAAAGGTTATAAAGCTGGCGGTAAGCTAAATATGGTCAAAGGTCCAGATGGAAAGATGGTCCCTGATTATGCTGCCGACGGTAAAGGCAAAATGAAAAAAGGCGGTAAGGTGAAGAAGTATCAGATGGGCGGTATGGCCTCAATGATGCGTGAAGCACCGCAAGACGAGTCTACGATGAAAGGTCGTAAACGTCGTACGCCCAGTATGCCAGCGCCTGAGATGGCTCCACCCAGACCATTACCCCCTAAGCCCAAGAAGAAGCCTCGGGACCCGCGTGAAGGTGGCCCCGGAATGCCTCAAATGCCTATGATGAACAAAGGCGGCAAGGTCAAGAAAATGAAGTCTGGTGGCAAAGTTCGCGGCTGTGGTATGGCCCGTGGCGGCGCTGTTCGTCCATGTAAAATGGTGAAGATGAAGGGTTCCTAATGCGTAGATACTACCGCAACGATTGCTGCGGATGTTCTAGTTGTAGTAAGAAAAGCTACAAAAAGGGCGGGACAGTAAAAGATGCTTGTTACCACAAGGTAAAGGCGTCGTATAAGGTGTTCCCGTCCGCTTACGCATCAGGTGCCATTGCTAAATGCAGAAAGAAAAAGGCAGGTAAGTAATGGCTGTTCGCAAGACTGCAAAAGGTGCTGCACTTAAACGCTGGTTCAAAGAGGACTGGAAGGACGTGCGTACTGGTAAGGCTTGTGGACGAAAGAAAGGGGAGAAACGCGGGACACCCTATTGTAGACCTACAAAGAAAGTGTCCAGTAAGACTCCTAAAACGAGCGGTGAGATGAGCGCTTCTGAGAAACGCAAAAAGATCACCGAAAAGAAACGGCTGGGGCAACCCGCTGGTAAGCCGCGTAGAGTATCTCCAGCCAAACGAAAGAGAGGGGAGAAATAATGCAAATCTTCCAAAATGGCAGGTTCTCTACAGGGGAGCCAGTGTATCAGATAGGCGTAAAAAACGCCGACGGTACCTATGACGTAAAGGTCTTTGACCTGATGACTAAAAGTCAGGCAGAGGCAAAACTTGACTCTATGGGTGTAAAGCCTGTAGCGGCTAAAAAAGCAAAAACGAAGCCAAAAGCTAAGAAAGTCCCAGACTACAAGGGCATGACTAAGAAAGAGCTTGAGGCTTTGATGCGTGAATATGGTATTGAGCTTGACCGTCGCAAATCAAGGTCTGCACTGTTAGACGAAGTTGACGCGTTTTTTAAGGGTGATTGGGCGACATCATGACGACATCAGGCACAACCTCGTTTGACATGGACTTCACGGAGATCGCTGAAGAAGCGTGGGAGCGTGCGGGCCGTGAAATGCGGTCGGGCTATGATTTGCGTACAGCGCGTCGATCCATGAATCTGTTAACGATTGAATGGCAGAATCGTGGCATAAACCTTTGGACTATTGATGAAGGGTCTGTAAACCTAACAGCAGGCACGTCCGAGTATGATTTGCCAGCGGATACGATTGATTTGCTCGAACAAGTAATACGTACGGGGCAAGGTAATCAATCAACACAATCTGATCTTAGTATAACTCGTATTAGTGTGAGCACTTACGCTTCGATTCCGAACAAGTTATCACGTGGTAGACCCATCCAAGTTTGGATCGAGAGACTTCGAGACAACCCTAAAATCAACGTTTGGCCTGTCCCTGACTCAGATAATTATGTTTTTCGTTATTGGCGTATGCGTCGTATACAGGACGCTGGTAGTGGTATTCAGACTGCGGATATGAACTTTAGGTTTTTACCGTGTCTCGTTGCTGGTCTGGCCTATAACATCGCGCTTAAAGAACCCACACTGGTGGAACGTGTAGGTCTGTTGAAGCAAGTTTACGAAGAGCAGTTCCAACTAGCTGCTGGTGAAGATCGAGAAAAGACACCTGCTCGTTTTGTTCCTCGTGTAGCGAGGATTTAACATGGGTACTAGGTTCGCATCAGCCCAGAAAGCCCTTGGGGTTTGCGACGTTTGTGGGTTTACCTACCGTCTACGTGAGTTGCGTAACCTTGTGCGGAAGCATAAAGACACGAACATAAAAGCGTGTCCTGAGTGTTGGAGTCCTGATAATCCGCAGTTAAATCTGGGGGAAACTCCAGTCCATGACCCGCAGGCATTGCGTGATCCAAGGCCCGACTCGACTCAGTACGCCCAGAGCCGTGCGCAAATTATACCTGTACGCGGTGTAGTAGATAGTGGGGGTACTATAGGGACTGGATTTATAGGACAAGTTACGGTACAAATTACATAGGAGTGGTACTATGCGTAAGAAAACTCAAAAACCTGCTAAGAAAAAGATGCAGAAAACTAAAATGAAGAAGGGCGGCGGTATTAAAGTTCGTGGTACTGGCGCAGCAACAAAAGGGCTATATGCCCGTGGACCGATGGCTTAAACCATGAATTACACCGAGCTAAAAGCGAATATCGAGGACATCACTGAAAATACTTTCACTGATGCCCAGCTTGCTATGTTCACAGAACAGGCAGAGCAAAAGATATATAACACTGTTCAGATTCCCGCATTACGCAGGAATGTGACTGGTACGCTAAGCTCGGGCAATAAGTATCTTGGTGCACCAACAGACTTCCTCTACACGTACAGCCTCGCGGTTGTAGATGGTAGCGGGGAGTATCATTTTCTGTTGAACAAAGACGTTAACTTTATTAGGGAAGCATACCCTACGCCTACAGCGACAGGGTTGCCAAAGCATTATGCGTACTTTGACGACGACTCAATTATCCTCGGACCTACCCCAGACAGTAACTACACAATGGAGCTACATTACGGATATTATCCTGAATCCATCGTTACTGCTAACACTACATGGCTTGGGGACGAGTTTGATTCTGCTCTACTTAACGGTGCGCTATTGGAAGCGTTAAGGTTTATGAAGGGCGAACCAGACATGGTTCAAGTATACGAGCGCATGTATGTCCAAGCGTTAAAACTGCTGAAAACCCTTGGCGATGGCAAACTTCGTGAAGACACTTATCGTTCTGGGCAGTTCAGAATGGAAGTAGAATAGGAGGCTAGAAATGGCAATTACTCAAGCAATGTGCACGTCTTTCAAAAAAGCCCTTCTCGATGGCGAGATGGACTTTAGCGGTGACACGTCACAAACATTTAAGATCGCACTGTTTACCTCATCCGCAACACTGGGTGCAGCGACAACAGCGTATAGTACAACAAATGAAGTATCCGGTACGGGTTATACAGCGGGTGGTAACACGTTAACCGTTGTTGCTCCAACGACATCTGGCACCACAGCTTACCTAGATTTTAGCGATACTACGTGGTCTACAGCGACGATTACGGCGCGTGGAGCGTTGATATACAAGTCGGGCGGCGGCGATCCAGCCGTAGCAGTTCTTGATTTTGGTGCCGATAAGACATCTACAGCAGGTGACTTTACCATCCAATTCCCAACTGCGGACGCATCCAACGCTATTATTAGAATTGCATAGGATGGATAGATGCCGTCTTCGACCTCTTATATAGGATGGGGTTCTACCGCTTGGGGCCAAGGCTCTTGGGGTACGGACCTTATCATAGTAGAAGTTGACGGTGTTCAAGCTGCGGGGGCCGTTGGCACTGTAGACTTATCGCTGGGATGCACAGTGTTCCCCACTGGTGTATCCACAACAGGAGCAGTGGGAACTGTCTCTGTCAGCGGTGCCGCTACTGTACAGCCTTCTGGTTTGGAGGCGACAGGCGGGATAGGTACCGTAAGCATTGTTGCGGAGGCAAACGTCTTCCCGACAGGGGTTGCGGCTACAGGGGAAACAGGCACTGTCTCGATTAGTGGCGGAGCTAATGTTTTCCCGACTGGTGTAGAAGTTACTGGCGCTATAGGCACGGTTTCTATATCAGCAGACGCAAATGTCTCAGTAGCGGGACTTGAAGCCACTACTGGACTCGGTAGCGTCACAGTTGCTGCGGATGCGAACGTCGCGGTAACAGGAAACGCGGCTACGGGTGCAGTTGGTACTGTATCTGTTACAGCCGATGCAAATGTTCAACCATCAGGGCTAGCTGCCACTGGTGGGGTAGGCACGGTAAGTATCGTTGCCGAAGCAAATATCTACCCAACTGGGGTAAGCGCCACAGGTGCCGTTGGCACTGTTACTACTACAGCAGACGCAAACGTCTCAACAGCAGGACTTGCGGCTACGGGTGCTATAGGCACTGTATCGGTAGCCTTTGGGATTGTAGAGAAAGTAACAGGAGTCTACGGTCAATCAGAATTAGGAAACGTCGTCGTTGCCGCTAACGCAGATGTAGCAGTGACGGGCGTAAATGCAACGGGCGCGGTAGGTACAGTGTTCATTTGGGGAGATGTCGATGACAATCAAAATCCAAATTGGCAAAATATTACTGGCGCACAGACACCAACTTGGGGTAATGTTTCAACAGGACAGACTCCGAATTGGCAAGATATAGCCGCGTGAGGATTAAAACATGACAACACAGTACACTTCGACACTTAAACTAGCCCTTCCTGTCCAAGGGGAACTTAGCGGTACGTGGGGTGATGTAGTAAACGATAACATCACGTCCATGATCGAAGAGGCCATCGTTGGACGTGCAGTCATTGACACGTGGTCGAGTAACTCCCATGTGTTGACTACCGCCGATGGCACGACTGCTGAATCGCGTTGTGCGATGCTAGAGTTTACGGATACGGGTACGAATTTGACTGGGGCAGCGACTGTCGTATGCCCTACAGCCGCTAAAATTTATATTGCTAAGAATGCTTCAGGGCAAGCCGCTACACTTAAAACGTCTGGTGGTACAGGTATTGCGATACCAAACGGCAAGACAATGCTTCTTTTCTGCGACGGTACAAATGTCGTGGAAGGCGCTACAAACATCGAATCACTATCAGTTGGTGGGTACACAGTTTCTCTTGCAGGGAACTTGACGACCGCAGCGGCGTTTACAACGGCTGGCGCGAATGCACTCACCCTAACAACTACAGGTGCAACTAACGTAACACTTCCCACGACGGGCACGTTGGCTACGCTCGATGGCACTGAAACGCTTACGAATAAGACGCTTACAGGTCCTACGATCTCGTCACCAACATTGACGGGTTCTATTTCAGCGACTGATTTGACTATTTCTGGCAACACAACGATTGGTGATGCCGCGTCGGATACGTTGACTGTAACGTCCACAATCACGTCAAACCTTATTTTTACTGATAACACCTACGATATTGGTGCCTCTGGTGCCACTCGCCCTCGTAACTTGTTTCTATCAGGTAACGCCACTGTTGGTGGGGATATTGTTCTTACAGGCGGCATTGATGTTACTGGCAACTTTGGTGTTGACGGTGATTTTGACGTAAACACTGACAAGTTTACCGTTGCATCCGCTACGGGTAACACAGTTGTTGCAGGGACACTTGGAGTAACGGGCGCAACTACTGCGACTGGTGGCCTAAACGTTGATACGATCAACGAGATTACTGCCACTGGTGGTGTCACGATTGATAGTGTTTTACTGAAAGACGGAGACATTACAGGAACTATTGGCGCTAATACAGCCAGCGCGGGCACATTTACCACTTTCACCTCTACAGGTATCGACGACAACGCCACTTCTACGAAGTTTACTGTAGCTGATACGGGCATTTCTGTTGCAGGTGATATTTTTCTTACCGATGCAAGCCCCGCTATTACTTTTACGGACACTTCCTTTGTTGACCTTGAACACAAAATTAACTCTTCCAGCGACAACTTGCGGCTCACGGTTGACCTTAATGATGTAGACGCTGGTGGCCGTCTTGAGTTTTTTGTAGGTTCGGCAACCAATCAAATACGTTTTGGTAAGACTGAATCATCTTTTAACGAAACCAGCGCAGACATAGACTTCCGCGTTGAGTCTGACAGCAACGCCAATATGCTGTTTGTTGATGGTGGTAATAATCGGGTCGGGGTTGGAACTTCCTCTCCTCAAAGCATCGTTCACATTGACCAAGGTGCTTCAGGGGATGCTCAACTAACCCTTGAAGCTCATGCCGCAGGTGACAGTAAACTTGTATTTAGTCAAGGTCAAACCGCAGGAAACTGGGCTGTTGGCTATGATGATGGCGGTGGAGTTACTGAAAACTCATTAAGTTTTGCGTATAAAGCAGATGGCTATCCATCGCTGTCTGGTCAAAACTTAATGATACTGACTCCCGACGGAAATATGGGATTGGGCGAGTCAAATCCTGAAGCAAATCTCCACATAAAGAACGGGTCTGCTGGCACATTTACCGCCTCTAATAGCCAACTCTTAATTGAAAATAACACAACTGTGCGGTTGACAATGGTCAGCCCCAACGGCAATGGATGCACAATTGAGTTTGGTGACGTTGACGACCAAGATGTAGGTAAAATAAATTACGACCACTCTTCTAATTTCTTCCAAATAACGGCGGGCGCACAACCAAACATGGCCGTAATTGGCTACCAAGGAGCGGTATTCAACGAAAATAGTTATGACGCTGACTTCCGCGTTGAGTCTGACAGCAACGTTAACGGTTTGTACCTTGATGGTGGTGGTAACTTTATTGCTATGGGTAACAACGCTAAAAGCCTTGTAAGTGGTTATGCAGACCAACACGGTGTTGGTATTGACATACAGACAGGTGAAGTACAGATTTCAGGTGACGCAACACCACTTCAATTAGGACGTACAACCACTGCCGGAGCCGAAGGCGATTTATTAATTTTTCGCACCGAGTCCAACGTTCGTGGTGGTATTTCCAACACAAGCGCGAATGATCTTAGAATTAGATCAGGCTCTAGTAAGCTAAAATTAGGTGAGTCAACCGACTATGTGATGATTGATACCACCGCCAGTAACGCGAGAATTGAACTTGTAGACAACAGCCAATCTAATCCACCAACACTTATAGGCAACGGCCCAAACTTCCTCATAGAAAATGGTGGGGTAGAGAGAGTCTCCATTGATGGTTCAGGAAATATTGTATTCAACGAATCTGGCGCAGACACTGACTTCCGCGTTGAGTCCGACACGAACACCCATGCTCTGTTTGTAGATGGTGCGAATGGAAATGTATCGTTTGGTACAAGTAACGGCATTGGCGGGGTTCAGATTCAATCTTCAGGGTCAACTTCAGACATTACGCTTTATGGTTCAAATACTAGCAATGGGGGCCGCATATTCTTCGGAGACTCTAGCGATAGGTCATCTATCCAAGGTGGGTACGACTCAGGTGGTGGTGGATACTTAAAGTTATTCACAGATACAGCAGGAGGCACTAACCTAGAAAGGGTGTATTTAGACAATGAGGGCGGTCTTTCTGTAACTCCTACTGCAAATGGACATGCTGTTTTTAACAACAATGGTGTAGACGCGGACTTCCGCGTTGCGTCTGACACTAACACTCATGCGCTGTTTGTTGATGGTGGTAATAATCGGGTAGGTTTATTTACAGCAACCCCCGACACGACGTTTGATGTCGAAGGTCAGGTCCGTTTCAATGAAACTACCTCAACGGCTGCTACCGTCATCGTCGGCGGTGCGCAAGACGGGCGACTAATTGACTTCCAGTCCGGTGGTTCTACTCGTTTCTATTTGTATGGCGGCGGTACTGGCGACGACACTCTTGCATTTAAAGAGTCTAACGATAACTCAATGATTGCACTGTATGACACCGAAGGCGTAGTCATAAATGAAGACTCCACCACTCAAGACTTCCGCGTTGAGACCGACACTAACGCTAATGGGTTGGTTGTTGATGCTGGTAGTAACTTTGTTGCGTGTGGCATTAATGATCAGAATTGGACTGGTAGTTCGGGCGTTCGTTTCCATAATTTGGCGTCGGCAAACCAATACAACACCATGACCAATACAAGTAGCACCACTACAGATGAAGTGCTGATTATCCACAGGCAACAGCCGGTAACTGGAGGGGAGGCTATACAATTTTACCGCGCTAGCGTATCGGTCGGCTCCATCACTGTTTCGTCAGGTGCAACTGCGTATAACACTTCATCAGACTATAGATTAAAAGAAAACGTAGTTGATTTAATAGGGGCAACAGACCTGTTAAAACAACTCAAACCGAAACGATTTAGTTTTATTGAAGACGGTTTAGATAGTGCAGATACTGATGGCTTTTTAGCCCACGAAGTACAAACAGTAGTCCCTAAAGCTATTACTGGCGAAAAAGATGGAACCAAACTGGACAAAGAAGGCAATATTGTTCCTCACTATCAAAGTATTGACCAAAGCAAAATCGTTCCTCTACTTGTAGCAACCATACAAGAACTAGAAGCCCGTATCACGGCACTAGAATCATAAACTGTCATTAAAGGAGAAAGAAACATGGCAATTACAAATACATGGTCGATAAACGACATGCAAAGAACTGACGCAGATGGGGTTGTATTCCTCGTTTACTGGTCAATGGTAGCGGCAAGCGATGGCGATCCATCGTACACTGCTTCAGAAGGCGGAAAACTCCGCTGTGAAGGAGACCCCACGTCTCCAGACTTTATTCCATACGCTGATCTAACAGAGAACGATGTTCTTGGTTGGGTATACGACAGCTTGATCGAAGGCGACGAAACCGCTGCCGAAGCTAAAGCTCGCGTAGAAGCAGATCGGGATGCAAAGGTGCAAAAGCAAATTGATGCGGCTGCAACAACTGAATCTGGTGTCCCTTGGGCATCTTAACTTAAATAAGGAGACTTATAATGGCGAAAAATGAAAAGAAAACCATTACTGTCAATGATGTAGAACACAACATTGAAGACCTAACCGAGCAACAAGTTGCGATGGTTAACCACATTGCTGATCTGGATAAGAAGCTAGGAAGCCTACGCTTCAACATGGATCAGCTAAACGTAGGCCGCGAAGCATTTGTAAACATGCTATCGCAGTCTCTGGATGAACCTAAAGAAGTAAGTGAGTAAGATGTGTTATGAGCCGTACCGTTCGAGATGCCCATCGTCGTATAGACGAAATAGAACCTAGAGTTACCAAGTTGGAAACCGAAGTGCATATCCAGTTTAAGGAAGTGTTCACTCGGATTAAGCGCTTGGAGGCCATCTTGATTGGTGCGGCTGGTACCATTATTGCTATGTTAATGGCTATTCTTACAAAAATGGGTTAGAACCCGATTCCGCGCACCCGCGCTGCGACATTTCTAAGCTGACACAGGTGAGGATATGCTCGCAGAATTAGCCGCGTTCAACGCGGGGTTTGCCGTAGTAAAACAATGTATCGCTAATGGGCGAGAATTAACCGATGCCATGAATGCCATCGGGCAGATGGTTGGTGCCAAAGAAGACCTAAAAAGGCGCGGCGAAAAGAAAAAGAAAAGCGTCCTATCCATGCTTGGGGGTAAGACGGGAAATGATTTCGAGGAGTTTATGGCTCTCGAAAAGATCAGAGAAACCGAAAAAGAACTCATCAGCATGATGCGCTTATACGGAAGGCCCGGATTGTACGACGATTGGGTCCGTTTCCAAGCTGAAGCGCGTAAGAAACGCAGAGAAGAAGAGCTAGCTCAAAAGAAGCAAAGAGCTAAAAACATAGAGTATTTTGCCATCTTTATTGCTGTTTCTATGGTTATAGGTGGTTTTGTATTGCTTATGGTGTGGGTCAAATGGCTAGCTGGTTAAGACGTCAACCTGTAAGTAATCTTTGCAAATCGTGCAATAATCTACTAAGGTGAGGTAGGTAGTATTGTGTGGAGGTTATAATGCTACAGAATTTAATTGGCCCTGTTACGGGTTTGCTCGATAAATTTATCGAGGATAAAGATCAAAAAGCTAAGTTGGCCCATGAAATTGGGACAATGGCAGAGAAGCATGGGCAGGAGATAGCCCTTGCGCAAATTGCGCTGAACACCGCAGACGCAAAGGGTAACTTCTTTCAATCTTCTTGGAGGCCCTTATGTGGACATGTTTGCGTTCTTGGTTTAGCCGTAAATTTCTTAATATCCCCCATCGCAGCAGGATTTGGTGTGACCATTCCACAAGCCGACATGGGCGTGATGATGCCCGTTCTGATGGGTATGTTGGGTCTGGGCGGTCTCAGATCATTCGAGAAGATGAAAGGCGTAGCAAAATGAGTTTTAAGTTATCACAACGTAGCCGAGATAGGCTCGAAGGCGTAGATGTCGGGCTAATCGCAGTCGTTGACTATGCTATTGCCGTCACAAAAGTCGATTTTGGTGTGATTTGTGGCCTCAGAACCATCGAAGAACAGCGAGAACTTGTCGCTAAAGGCGCAAGTAAAACCATGAAATCTAAGCATATTGATGGTCACGCTGTAGACCTTATGGCCTATATTGGACCGAGAGGGTCGTGGGAATTGAATTTGTACGACGATCTTGCTAACGCTATGAAAGAGGGTGCTGAAGCCGCTGGAGTCGGCATCCGTTGGGGAGCCGCATGGCATATCCCAGACATTCGTGAGTGGGACGGTACAATGGAAGAAGCTATGAATGCGTACGTGGATTTACGCCGTAGCCAAGGTAAGCGTCCATTTATTGATGGGCCACATTTCGAGTTGGCGGTATAATATGAAGACCACAGTAGAAGCTAGAGATACTGGGGATGGTGTAGAGCCAAAGCACACAGTGCACGTTGTCTGCGCAAATTGCGGGTACGACCTTGATGAGGCCGAACTTGAAGCGGATACTTGTTCTGATTGCGGTGCGCCCTTAAACCTAGAACAACATGTAGCTATCGAAGTTACTACGTTGCCCTCTATCTTTGGCGAAAGTATGTAGGTGAGCTATGGCCCTAAAGAAGTTAGTATTTCAGCCCGGTATCAATCGAGAAGTAACACGTTACTCCAACGAAGCTGGTTGGTATGAGTGCGATAAAGTACGCTTCAGACAAGGGTTCCCCGAAAAGATTGGCGGGTGGCAACGTATATCAGGTACAACATTCCTTGGTACGTGCCGCTCTCTCTGGAACTGGGTAACACTAGGCAGTATCAATCTTATTGGTGTAGGTACTCACCTCAAGTTTTACCTAGAGCAGGGTGGTGGGTATAACGACATCACGCCTATACGCGCTACCACCGCTGCTGGTGATGTGACATTTGCTGCTACAAATGGCTCTGCAACAATAACTGTTACCGACGCAGGGCATGGTGCACGAGAGAATGATTTTGTTACCTTCAGTGGTGCGGTAACACTTGGCGGTAACATTACTGCTGGTGTGCTTAATCAAGAATACCAGATCGTTACCGTTCCTAGCGACAATACGTACACTATTACCGCGACTGCAACAGCTAACTCTTCGGACACAGGTAATGGCGGTTCTTCTGTAGTCGGGGCTTATCAAATACGTACTGGCGAGCCATACGAAGTCCCACTCTCTGGTTGGGGTGGCGGCACGTGGGGTGCAGGTGTATGGGGTACAGGTGGTATTTCCACTGAATCCATCCGTCTTTGGAGCCAGTCTAACTTCGGTGAAGACCTTATATTTGGTCCTCGCGGAGGTGATATTTTCTATTGGGACGCTACAAACGGCGTAAACACGCGAGGTGTGTACTTAAACACGTTAGCAGGTGCTTCTGACGTACCAACCCAACAAAACGTCATAATCGTTTCTGACATCAATCGGTTTGTATTCTGTATGGGTACGAACGATGTGGGTACTGCTACGGTAGACCCAATGCTTATCCGCTGGTCCGATCAGGAAGACCCTGCAAATTGGACACCAGCATCTACGAACCAAGCGGGGTCCTTGAGACTGTCACGGGGAACTGAGATAGTCGCGGCTAAACAAGCACGTCAAGAGGTCCTCGTTTGGACCAACTCTTCGCTGTATTCATTGCAGTATCAGGGCGCACCCGCTGTATGGGGTGCCCAGTTGGTCGGCGATAACATATCCATCGCATCTATGAACTCCGTTGCGTTTGCTAGCGGTATTGCGTTCTGGATGGGTAAAGATAAGTTCTATATGTATGATGGGCGCAGTCAGCCCCTCCCATGCAACGTACGTCGTTACGTATTTAACGACTTCAACGAGCTACAGTACGACCAAGTATTTGCAGGTACAAACGAGGCATTTCACGAAGTTTGGTGGTTTTACTGCTCCGCAGGTAGCGAAACAGTCGATAAGTACGTGGTGTTTAACTACCTAGAACAGACGTGGTATTACGGAAATATGGCCCGTACAGCATGGCTGGACTCAGGTCTACGTGATTACCCACTGGCTGCAACATACAGCTACAACCTCGTTAACCACGAGCAAGGCACTGATGACAACGAAACAGGCACTCCGGTGGCTATTACAGCGTCGATTACGTCAGGGCAGTTCGATATTGACGATGGAGATCGGTTTGCCTTTATCTGGCGAATCATGCCAGATGTAACCTTTGACGGGTCTACGGCGGCTAGCCCCGCTGCGACCATGACGCTGCTCCCCCTCGCAAACTCAGGGTCGGGGTATAACAACCCATACTCAGAAGGAGGCACCGCTGTAGGCACCGTCACCCGTACCGCTACCGTGCCTATTGAACAGTTTACAGGGCAGGTGAATACTCGTGTTCGTGGACGACAAATGTCGATTCAGATGGAGTCCACTGAGCTTGGAGTTAAGTGGCAACTTGGATCGCCTAGAGTAGATATGCGCCCTGACGGGAGGCGCTAATGGCTAATGAGATTGAGAGAGTAGAGCCGCCTGCTCTACCACTGGCCCCCGAAGACTACCAACGTCCATTTATGGACCAGAACAGCAACGTTTTGCGGTTGTTCTTTAATCGTCTGATAAACTCTCTCAACACGTTGCTCAGCACCGACGATGGTGGCAAGTTTCTATATATGCCACGGGGTCTCTTTTATAGCACCGTTGACCAAACAGCCGCTCTTGCAAACACGGGCTATCCCGTTGAGTTTGAGAACACCTATATTGGCAACGGTATTTCGATTGGTGGAACAGATAACACCCGCATTACTGCCACTGATGATGGCGTCTATAACTTCCAAGTGACTTTGCAGTTGGAGCACAACAACTCGTCAGCCGCTACATTATGGACGTGGATTAACAAGAACGGTACTGACCAACCGTATGGTGGGCAGAAAAACACTATCAAAGGTAATGATGATATTGCCGTGCATTGGAACTTCTCGATTGATCTAACAGCGGGCCAATACATTGAGATGTACTGGGCGACTGACGATACACAGCTTAACTTGCATACAGAAGCTGCTACAGCACCTCACCCGGGCATACCATCTACTGTCGTTGCGGTATCATTTGTTAGCAACTTATAGTGTGTGATTGTCTCCTGTACTCAAATATGTATACTGAGGGTACCCTATAACAGGAGCGAACCATGAGTTTTGATTTCTTAGAATTGTTTAACGCTGTTGGCGCAGCGCAAAAAGTAGTCACTAACGACTTCATACCTGCCGAATCCCTTGAAGTAGCTATAACTGAAGACGTAACAAATCTTGACAGTTTAGATGTAACACTAACTTTTTTTGTACTTGCAGAGGCTTATGGCATCCCCGAAGACGAAGAACTCAATGAACAGTGGCCTTACGAAAGTGTGCAGTTGTTGAAAGAGTTCATCGAAGAGCACAAAACAAAAGACCCAGAAGACGAGTTTGCCTCGATTAAAGCACTTGTGAAGGAGTTAGGATGATTTACATGACTCAGTGCCGTACAGCGTGCACAACCGATACTACTCTGATTGACGATATACCGTACCCCCAACATGCTCATATCTTGCCGAATACGTTTCGTAGAGCAAAGTCTGGGTTAAAGTACCCTCCACACGTGCTGATAGAAAGCCTCATTGATGACGAGTTGCGTAGCTATGTAGCTGACAACCCCGTCAAAGGTAAGACTGGGTTTATCTTTGCCGCTGGTAATCAAGGCTGGATGGGCACCAACGGGCGGTATGACAAAAACCCTGATGCGCAACTGCATTACAAAGTAAAAGTACCGTTCATCGTGCTTACCAACATCTATGCAGGGCGTATCGCAAGTATGTTTGGCGTACACGACCATGTGTCAACAGATGCTAGTGCTTGCGCATCTAGCCTACATGTACTAATGAATATGCAGACGCTGATGGATAACTACGGGTTTGATCGTGTTATCGTGTTCAGTGGCGAGGATAGTGTAAACAACCTCGTACTTGAGTTTTTTGGCGAGGCAGGTGCAAGCCTGCAATACAAAGACGAAGGAGAGCGCCAGCCTTCTGCGTTCGATGACCACAACCAAGGGTTCCATATTGGACAAGGTGCCGTGGTCGCTATATTTGAAAAAGAGCACGCTGGTATGGCTGATCCAATGGCTAAATTCGTTGGCGCGTATAGCTCCGCAGAGGACAATACAAATCCTTTGGGGCAACGAGAAGACGGATCGGGCTTTAGTAAAGCTATCGAGGGTGCATTATTTGTAGCCAAAGCACATGAAAATGATGTAAGGTTAGTTAAAACGCATGGAACTGGCACGCCAGTCAACAATGCTGCGGAAAAATCGGCACTTCTACGTTCCCTAAACGAGTTTGTGGCAACGTCTTACAAACCACGTATTGGGCACACAATGGGTGCTAGCGGACTATTGGAGACTGGTTTGTTGCTACGCGACTTACAGAAGGGCTTCGTGCCCAAAATCCTAAACCGGACACAGGAAGATTCTGTGTTCTTGTCCGATGACGCCCCCATTCCCGAGGGCCTAATGCTCAGCCTTGCCGCTGGCATGGGCAACATCTACTCGGCTGCGCTGTTCTCACGGGAGGTGTAAGATGGAAATCGTAAACAGCAAGGAGAAATTGCTAAAAGGGCCTGAAATTGTTGCTATGTCCGCATACAACATGCCAGACCTAAAGTATCCAAAGGAAGTTGTGTTGGGTGCAGTTGCCGCAGAGTTCACTCTACCACGTACTGATCTCGTGCAGATCGGTAATACTGTTTTTGTTGGTCATATGGGTAAGGGCAAAAAGAACAGTAAGAAGATGGTGGGGAGGGCGTTTAACGTAGATACAGGTAGGAACTTCATTGTCAACGGGTTCAAATACTTTACGTACCTGCAAAAAATGGGCATCACGCACTATACCACAGAGTTCTATGGGCCTGTATTTCTAAATGGCTTTAAGCTGTTTAAGCGCCGCGCAGACCAACAGGATACTGAGATTGCGATTGGTAAGTACCGAAACACCGACAAATATGTCGTGTTTATGAAGCTAGGCAAAGAGCCATTGATGCGAGGGTTGTAGATTGAGCTTTATCGTTGACGCCGTTAAGGATGTAATTGATTGGGTCGCTGGTGCCATTGAAGACGTTGTTGATTTTGTCTTTGATGAGATCGTCGAACCTGTCGTTTCGTTCGTTGGCGACACTGTTCAGGCTCTATTAGACAATCCCCTCGAAACAATAGCAAAAGTCGTAGCCGTGGCGACGGGTAACGCATGGGCTATACCGCTAATCGACGGAGCTTCCGTAGCTGTTAACGGTGGAGACCTTGGTGACGTTCTTGAAACCGTTGCTGTGTCCTACGTTTCGCAAGCGATTGGTGGTGAAATTGCTCAGCACACCGCTCCATTTGTTGATGATGTTATCGGCGAATCTCTCAGCGCAGGTCTGAAAGAGGTTGCTGTCGCATCTATAACGCAAGGTACGGTTGCCGCTACAACCGCCATACTTTACGGCGAAGACCCACTGGAAGCGTTTGCCCGAGGAGGACTCACCGCTGCGGTTTCCGCAGGTATGGGTCAGATTGCAGAGCAAATAGGTTTTGAAGTCGAGGTTACTGACCCTGCTACAGGTCAAACGACTACTCGCCCCATCCCAAATGTCGTTAAAAACGTCATCAGCGCGGCTCTTGCCGCTGAATTGACTGGCGGTGAAGTGAATGGCGAGCTTTTAGCTAACGCCGTCACACGTGGTTTGATTACCACTGACCTTGTTAAGAAGTATATCGGCGATAATCCTAGCATTGGAGACCGAGAACTCACGTATATGACCGCTGCGTTCCAACGTACAGCGGCTGTAGCACTGTCCGGTGGCACTGGAGAACAAGCGGCAGCACAAATCATGGGCGTTATCTCTGCCTATGGTATGGAAGAACTGCACGATGAGATTCGTGACTCAGGTGTTGGGGACTTTATCGGCGATACACTCGATAGAATATCGGGGGACTACCAGCGCGTAGAGGAATTAACCGCGTTGATGGACGAAATAGGTCCAAGGCTCTCTGAAAATTACGCCGAATACGAAGAAAAGTACAACGCACTGCAAGCATTGTGGAACACCATCACGGGTAATCGTGAACAGATTATGATGCTGCAAGCCGATGCAGCGGAGCCGGGGCTGGACCCCAACAATATATTTGCACGACAAATTGAAAGATTAGAAGCTGAGCTTGAAACAGCCGTCGTAGAATACAACCGCCTGATTGAAGAAGAAGGCTACCTCGACCGAATTAACGAACTTGTACCCCTAATCGAGGCTGATAACGAAGCGTTGCAAGGGTACCAAGACGACCTAATCGAAGCACAGAATGATCTACAACGTACTGCCGACCGCTTAGACGGTGAGCTAACGTCTGTATACAGCGCAACAGATGAGTACCTAGTCAGTGCTATGGACCCCGGCTTTAACGCTGAGGAGTACAGAGCACTTAACAACTTACCAGATGATGTAGATGCCTACGCACACTTCTTATCCGAAGGGCAGCATAGCGGGGCGTACACTAGCTGGAACCAATACGATATTGCGCTGGATAACGCACGTGATCTTGCAATGAATGAGATCATGTTTGGCGGGTTTGGTATAGCTGAAAACTCCGCAGTGTGGAACCTTTCTGATGCTGATCGACAAGCACTACAAGCCATATTGAGGGAGAACGGATACGATTCACCTCAAGCCCTTAATGAGCTTCTTACAGCGCCGGGCGAGGTCCGAGAAGCTGTGTTTAACCAATGGGTTGAAGCTATTGGATCAAGTCAAACTCGTATTGTTAGTACGGGTGACGCACTTACTCAAAACCAAATAGACCTACTAGCTGAACAAGGCTACGACATGCGAGGCGTAGCGGTGGGAACCGAAATGACTGCTGAAGAGGCTGTCGCCTTAGATGCGATCCTTAGAAGTTCTGATGCCGCCGCTAACATTGAACTTTCCGAAGGCGTAACCGCTGAAGACGTTATTAGTGGCAACGCTGTTCTTGGAACGAATGAGGATGGCGCTTTAACTTGGCGAATTATACCGGGCGAAACTCGTTGGGACCCTGAATATGGCTGGGTAACTCGTCGCTCGACGGTTAACGAAGCTGGGCAGGAAATGAGTTGGCGGTATTACGACCAAGATGGTAATCCAGTCGGCCCTCCCGGTCTGGTCATTTATGGCGGCATTACGGATGTTGACGACAACGAACAAATAGGACTGGCATTAAACGCCGCTAACGCTGGCATGTCGTGGGATAGCATCCAAGAAAACCTTGGGTGGAGCGACACATTAATTAACGCCGCTCAGAACGTCATGGACTGGGTGTCTGAAGGTGACTCATCAATGGCGCAGAACTTCCTTGCCAACGCTATGAAAGCTGGCGGCGGTATTCTCGAAGCGTTTAACGGCATGTCTACCTTGTTTGGTATCGCACCAGACAGCACAGCACTTGGTAAGTTTGCACAACAACTGCAAGATATTGGTGTCGCAGGGAACACTGAAGAATACAAAGCGGAGCTTGCAAAACTGCAAGAAATGATGACCGCTGAAACTGATCTCCCAGAAGATGCGGCGTGGTACGAAAGAGCGTTTGCTAGGGTCGCTACGATTGCTGGCGCAGCCGCTGAGCACCCCAGTGCGTTTATCTCTGAATACATTGGCGTTGAAGCCATGCAGGAGCTTGTACCTCTTGCGGTAGGTGGTGTTGCCACACTGGGTGCGAAAGGCGCGGCAATGGCTATGGGCCGTACGCTGTCCACTCGTATGGCGGCTGGCACAGGTCTAAGTGCCGCAGCAGTCACAGACATCGCCGAAAGCTATGGTGGCACAGCGGGGGAGACATACGACCGCGCACTGACAGTCGCCTTAGATTCGATTAACCCCGCCACAGGGCAAGTTTACACGCAGAGCGAAGCTGAAGAATACGCTATGACACTCGCCGTTCAGACGGGTGCAGTAGCCGCAACAATGACCGCCGCTACAATGGGTATCGGTGGCATGGCGTTGGAGAAAGCTCTGCTTGGTGACAAAGCCGCAACTGGGTTTGTCGGGGCAGGTATAGACGAACTTGCTAGCCGTATCGCTAATGGCGGTACGATCATGATTAAAGAGGGCCTTACTGAGGGTCTCGAAGAAGGTCTTGCTACTGCGTTTCGTGAAGGGCATTTATCACAAATTAACCCTGATATTGACGTAGCCGACGAAGTTGCAGGTGCGGCCTTCATGGGCTTTATTGTCGGTGGCCCAGTTTCTGGTGGCGCATACGGTGTCAGTCAAGTTGGTGACGCCTATTCTAACTTTATCTCCGCGATTGACCCTGATGTGCGGTCAGCTATCGAGAACGGCAACACTGTAGCTGCTAACAATGCACTGGATGATCTTGGTGTTACCGATCCAGTCGTACGTAATAACGTACTCAGTCAGGTTGCACCCGACCAGTTTGTAAACACAGCACAAGCTACCACGTCGTTCCTTAACGCAAACCCTGACTACACTGCAACAGAAGCAGAGATTAACTCGTTTGTACAAGCAGGTAGTTACACTGACATTAACGAGCAGATCGACCGTTATGTGGACGACCGCTACGTCGATACGCAAGAAGTCATTGATGCCGCCGCTGAACAGGGCGTAACGCTAACTGAAGAAGAAGCGCAAGAATATGTAGGTCAAGGCCCTGCGGGACACGAAGACGCTGTACTAGAGCAGTTAGGACTACAGCTTGGGCCGGGGTATACGAGCGCAGGCGAAGCCCGTGCCATGTTCGAGGCTCTGGGATACACACCCACAGATGCAGAAGTAGCGGCCTACGTAGGTGAAGTAGAGGAAGATGTACAAGAAGCGGCTATCGCCGAATACGTTGATCCACGTCAAGTTACTGCCGCAGAAGCAGAGGCTTTGTTTGCAGAGCAGAACTTTGATCCATCCGCCGACGATATAGCGGCGTTTGTAGGCCAAGGCGGTGCGAATTTTGAGGCAAACACTAACGTAGCACCGTATGTTGATCCACGTCAGGTTACAGCAGACGAAGCTAGATCGATATTTACAGATTTAGGCTACGAACCGTCCGACTCGCAAGTACAGTCGGCTGTTGGGCAGGGTGATGCAAACCACGAGACCGCTGTAGCTGAAGATATTGCACCGTATGTGGACGCACGGCTTGTTACTGAAGACGAAGCCCGTGCCATGTTTGAAGCACAAGGCTACTCACCTAGCGATGCAGAGATTGCCGAATACGTTGGGCAGAGCACTCGCGGCAATTTCCAGCGTAATACTAACGCCAGTATTGATACCTTTGCCGACCCACGAGCTACTACAGAAGCTGAAGTTCGTGCGATGTTTGAAGCAGAGGGCTACACACCTACCGATGCAGAGGTTACTGCACGTACGGGCCAAGGCGACCAAGACTTTGAGTCGTCCACAGGTAGTGACGTTACAGGTTACGTAGACCCACGACAGGTCACAGAAGCTGAAGCACGTCAATTCTTTGCAGACCAAGGCTACACGCCAACTGATGAAGAAGTACAAGCCTATATAGGTCAAGGCGGTAACAGATTTGAGACTAGGCAAGACAATGCAGTCGGTACTTATGTAGACCCACGTCAGGTTACAGCAGACGAAGCTAGAGAGTTGTTTAGCAACCTTGGCTACGAAGCTACAGACGATGAGATTGCGTCGTTTACAGGTCAGGGCGATGCCAACTTTGAAGCTAACATAGGCGTTGATACTTACGTAGACCCACGCCAAATGAACGCGGAAGAAGCGCGTGCGGCTCTTGTTGCTCAAGGCATTACTGATCCAACCGATGACCAGATTGCTGGCCTTATGGGTCAGGGTGATGAAGACTTTGAGACTACACAGCAAGAATACGCTGTTGAGTACGCCGATCCGTTTGTTACTACATACGAAGAAGCACGGCAGTTCTTCAACGACCTCGGGTTCACACCCACAAAAGAAGAAATTGAAGCCTACGTCGGTGCAATATCGGAAGAAGAGCAACAGGCGGCTATCGCGGCGTTTGTTGACCCACGCTACACCGATGCAGATGAGGCACGTGAGTTCCTAACTGCACTTGGTTACGACCCATCCGACCAAGAAGTTGCACGGTTTACGGGTCAGGTACGCGAAGAGCAACAGCAAGAAGCTATTGCAGAGTATGTTGATCCACGGCTTGTCGATGCGGATGAGGTACGAGCAGCGTACGAAGCTCTGGGCTTGCAGCAGCCAACTGACGAAGACATCCAAGAACTTGTCGGTCAGTACATGGAGTCTGAGCTAGAGGGACGCGCAGAAGAATACCTGCCAACCGCACGTTACAACTCCATAATGAACATCCTTAACAACTTTACAGGTGTTGGAGGACTGTCTGAAGAAGAACAAGCGGCTCTTGATCTTGTTAAACAAGACATTATCAACGCTATGGGCGATCTTGGCCTTGAAGTGGCGGCGATTGATCAAGCCGTGGGCAACCTCACTGACGCTGTTGGTTCGGTAGCAAGTGGTGATGAGGACGCTACTGGGTTATATGGCTACATTGACCAAGCGATTGAAGACCTCAAAGCCGCAGGGCTTACCAACGAAGAAGTTGAAGCGACGATTGCCGAGATTGTTGGTTCGCCAGCCACTGATGATGCAGATGCCACAGGTATTTACGCTACTTTGGATGCTCTTGGCACGTCCATTGATGAACTTAACGATATTAGTATAGATGACGTAAATGACATTGTTGCGGATGCGATTGGTAATTTAGAAAATATCAGTGAAGACGATGTTAATGATATTGTTGCTGACATTGTAGGCACTCCTGCAACTGACGACGCACCAGCTACTGGACTCTATGCCACCGTTGGTGATCTAAACGATATTAGTGTTGAAGAAGTCACCGCCATAGTAAATGAGGCTATTGGCGGTCTTGAAAACATTAGTGAAGACGACGTAGCGGACGTTGTAAACGGCATTATTGGGGCACCTGCAACAGATGACACAGATGCGTCAGGTATCTACGGGTATATCGACAATACTACAGATGAGATTCTTGACGTTCTTGGCAACCCCGCAACAGATGATACTGAGGCTACGGGTCTTTATGACTATATCGACACGGCGGTCGATACACTTGGCACTGACCTAGCCACACTTGCAGGAAATGTTGGTACCCCTGCCGAATATGATGCTGACGGCAACGTAGTAACCGAAGCAACTGGTATCTACGCACAAGTCCAAGACCTAATGGATCAGGGTCTGACAAACGCAGAAGCTATCGCACAGCTTGCCGTGGACTTTGGTGTTGCGGTAACTGACCTCACTAACCTTATCAATGCGCAGACTGACACCATTACTGAAGATGTCGGTGCAGTCGCAGAAGATGTAAGTGACATTGAGGGACTTCTCGGTAGTCCAGCTATTGCTGATAACCCGTTAACAGAAGAAGACGAATCAGCGGACCCCACCGGGCTGTTTGGTACTATTGCTCAGTACGAAGCATCGGGTAAAGAACGTGATGAAGCTATCTCGGATGCACTAGATGACCTTGCCACTCAGCTAGGTACAACTAAAGACGACATCCTTGAGCAGATGGGGCTTGGTCTAACACAGCTAGAAACGGCTGTGGCGAACAGTCAGACTGCGCTTGAAGAGAAGATAGACAAAGCTGTTGAGGACATCGGTGTCGATCTCGGTGATATGGAGACCGAGATTCTTGAGAAGATGGCTGAGTACGAGGCAGACGGTATTGACCGTGATGATGCACTCGCACAGGCTATTTCTGACGTGTCAGACCAACTTGGTCAGACCGAAACAGATATATTAGACGCACTAACTGAAACCGAAACTGATATACTGACAGAACTCGGCACTACTGAGGCCGATATACTAGCTGCATTAGGTGAGACCGAAGCTACGCTAGCGTCAGATATTGAGGCGGTCAGTGATCTTGTAGGTAAGCCTGCAACTGAGGTTACGCAGACTGACATCGACTTTGTTGTGGATGTTATCGCTGGTAATCAGGTCATGGCTGAGAATCAGCTTGCTCAGTACGATGTGACTGGTGATCAGCAGATCACAATAGATGACCAAATATTACTAGAGCAACTGCTCGCTGGTGAGAACGTATTCGACCAAGTTGCTGATACATCTATCTACGCACCGACTGGTGTTTATGGCACCGTGCAGGATACAGAGACTGCATTGTCTGGTCAGATGGATCAAAACCAGCAACAAACGATGGATCAAATCCAACAAATGGAGCAAAACATCGTTACTAATATTGAGCAAGAAGCGCTACGTGCAGGTGGGAGACAGTTCCTACAGGCAGCGTTGCAAGCCCCTGATGCTATGGGGCAACAAGTTACCGTCAGAACACCCGATCCGTTAAATTTACGCTACATTTACGACTTTAACAGCATATTTGCTAATCCTCAGCAAGCAGGAATGTTTCCTAGTCCGTATGCAAAGGGTGGACAAGTAGAGGACACAACTGATAAGTTGTTAAATATAATTGGAGGCTCTTAATGGGGTGGTTTAGTGATTTAGTAGATGATTTTGGCAAAGGTATATCGGAAGCAGGTAGTAATGCTTACGATTATTTTACCAGTCCAGAAGGTGTCGTACGGCTTGGATCAATGGGACTTGCTGCAATAGGGAGTAACTCTAGTGCAGGACAACCACAAATCCCACCGACAGGTTATCAGGGCGGCATACCTGCCTTACGAGCGGTTCGTACACAAGTGCCTCAGATGCTCGGTGAAGAGATGACAGACGGTTCAGTCAGACCAATGGACTCCCCTGCACCCACAGGGCTTGAAGCATTGATGGCACCGCAAGGCACAGGGCGTGAAGTCCGAATGATGTATGACCCCAACCGTAGACCCGGAAGCTCTGGGCGTCGATATTTCACTGATACTCAATTTGTAGCTGAAGACGAAGATATAGGCGCTGCACAGGAGCGTATGGCATCGCAGGCTGCTGAGTTATCAGAAAGTAACATACGTAGCCCGGCCCGGCAGCGGCGTTCCACACCTCGCGGTATGGCGGCAGGTGGGCTTGCGGCGTTGAATAAAGGCAATTACCTCAGTGGTAGTACCGATGGTATGGCTGATAAAGTCCCTGCCAGTATCAACGGAAGCCAACCAGCAGCACTCAGTGATGGGGAGTTTGTACTTCCTGCCGACGTAGTAAGCCATCTTGGTAATGGTAATTCCGATGCAGGGGCTAAAGTCTTGCAGCAAATGATGTCTCGTGTTCGCAAAGAGCGGACAGGCAACAGTAAGCAGGGCAAAGAAATTAAACCGAATAAAATGTTACCAGTGTGAGGTGAGACATGGCTGATTCTATTGTAGGACAAGAAACGGGTAGGGAATCGTCCCTATCCTCATGGGCTGGCCCCTATGTAACGTCGATGCTTGGCAAGGGTGCTGCCCTAGCCAATGAAGATTATCAGGCGTACATGGGACCACTCTCGGCTGGTGCGGCACCTCTTCAACAACAAGCCTTTCAAGGTATCGCAGGATTGGCAGTACCTACCGAGCAGATGGGTGCAATGACGCCACAATCTTTTACTCAACAAGGCACTGCACAGCAGTACATGAACCCGTACATCCAGTCTGCGTTACAACCGCAACTTGATGAGTTACGTCGTCAATCAGAGAAATCACGTGTTGAGCAGGCAGGGCGTCTCACCCGCGCTGGCGCTTACGGCGGTTCTCGTCAGGCTCTTGCCGACGCCGAACTCACTCGCGGTATGCTAGCAAATATGGCAAATGTGACGGGGCAGGGGTACAACACTGCGTTTCAACAGGCACAACAACAGTTTAACACCGAGCAACAGCAGGCTCAGCAGTCACAAAACTTAGCGAATCAGTACGGATTGCAAGCATTGGCTAATCAGATTCAAGCGGGACAGCTACAACGTGGTATCGAACAAGAAGGTATTACGGCTGACCGACTACAGTTTGAGGAAGAGCGAGACTTCCCATACAAGCAGGTACAGTACCAGCAGTCGTTGCTTCAAGGTCTACCGATTGCCGCGCAGTCTTATTCGTATGCACAGCCAAGCGCACTCTCTGACTTCTTATCAGGATCAGGTGGTGTGTATGACTTGCTCAGTAAAGTATTTCTACCTAGTGAAACGCCACCTGCGGACACTACTGGCGATGGGACAGGGGGCTAAACAATGGCGATTGACCAAGATATTGAACAGCGCGTAAACGCGTACAGAGGCAATCCACAAGCTCTACAGAAGCGATATGCCGCTAATCAAGAACTGCTAGACCTATTGGCCTTGCAACGGTTGAAGTCTGAGAAAGACGACGCCATGCGCAAGGTGCAGATGGAGATGCAACAGAACCCGCAGACCATCAAACAGCAGAAAGAACGCGAACTGCTAGAGATGACGAAGCAAGACCTGACCGATCAAACGGCAGGGATCATGCAGAACACTCAGAAACGTCAGCAAAAGAACATGCAACGTGTGGCTAAACAAGGCGCGGCGGCACCTCAACAGGTACAGCAGTTACAGTCTGGCCTTGGCGCATTGGCTAAACGTCAACAGCAGCAGGCTCCACAGCAAGCTCCTATGCGCCGTATGGCGGCGGGAGGCATTGTGGCCTTTGCAGAAGGTGGTGAGATAACACAAGCCGATATTGATGCGTACCGTCGTGGTGGCGGTCAAGCACGCCGTAACCGTGCGAAACTGACAGATGAGCAGATTAGAGCCATTCTTGAACGTGCTCAAGGGCCAGACACTTCTGGCTACGAGATGGTGCAGACCCGTCGAGGGCTTCGCCGTAAGCCAATGGCACTTGCACCCGTAGATACGGACGCTCCAGTCGAAACAGCAGAGTTTGAAGAGAAAGACGAAGCTACAGAAGTAATGCAGTTGGACGGACCTGCAATGCAGGCGGAAGTAACTGGAGAAGAAGTAGTTGATGCTCCTGCGGACGAGACTCAGGCGGAAGTAGATACCGTCGAAGAGCCGCCCAAGCCTCAAGGTATCATGGACTTGCTTCAAGCACAGCCTAAGCTAGAAGCACCGAAAGTTGATATGGCAGGTGCTGGTAGTGGGGCAAGTAGTGTGTTAAGTAGCGCAGGGCTTGGCAGTATTTCTGACCCCGAGCAAGCGCGTACAACAGCGCGGGATGAGTCAGCGACGTTCCTTGGACGTGATGAAAAACGTGGCAAAATGAACGAGTACCTTGAACAACTCAAGGCTATGGACGTTCGGCAGCAAGACCCCGATAAAATGCGCGACGAACAAATCTCTGC